ATGTAATAATGTTACGTGAAGCAAAAGTACAGTGCGATTATTTAATTTGCGGTTTGCAAGTTGATCCAAGTATGGATAGAGCAGAAAAGAATGCACCTATACAAACTGTAGTTGAACGCTACACACAATTAAAAGGTGTAGAATATGTTGATGAAATTATTCCATATGGTACTGAGGAAGATTTAGAAGATATACTTTCCATGTATCCTATTAATGTTCGTATACTTGGTGAAGAATATCGAGACAAAGACTTTACAGGCAAAGATATTTGTCGTAAGCGTGATATCGATATACATTTTAATAAACGAGAACATCGTTTTAGTTCGAGTGATTTACGTAAAAGAGTTTGTGATGAATAAATTTATATTTGATGTAGACGGAACACTAACACCAAGTCGTCAAGAAATTGACGGTGAATTTGCTGTGTTCTTTAGCAATTTTTGTGCTGAAAATGATGTATACCTTGTTACAGGAAGTGATAAAGAAAAAACTGTAGAACAGATAGGCGAAGAAATTTACAGCCTTGCAAAACGTGTATATAACTGTTCTGGTTCAGATGTTTGGGAAGGCGAAACACACATAAGATCAGATAACTGGAAATTATCTCCTAGTGTAAGATCATACTTAATTAATTGTTTAGAAGAAAGTAGTTTTCCTTTACGTACAGGTTTACACATAGAAGAAAGACCTGGTATGATAAACTTTAGTATTGTAGGAAGAAATGCAACATTAGGTGAACGTAAACTATATGTGAAACATGATAAAGCGACACAAGAAAGAGATGTAATAGCAGAATTGTTTAATAAAGAATTTCCAAATTTAATTGCAAGACCAGGTGGTGAAACAGGTATTGATATTTCTCCTAAAGGTGCAGACAAGAGTCAAATAGTAAATGATTTTGATCCTAATGATGTATTACATTTTTATGGAGATAGAATGGATACTATGGGCAATGATTATCCTTTAAAAAAAGTTATAATTGATAACGATTTAGGATTTGCTATTGAAGTTAAAGGTTGGAAAGATACATGGAGTAATTTAAAATGCTTGTAGTATCTAATCCACATCCAGAAATAACCGTATATGATAATGTATTCAATTGGGATCTTAATAAAAGTATAATGCTAAATTGTACTAAGGTTCCATATTTTATAGGTTGGCAAGATAGTTTTAATGAAGAAGAAAGTTTTTTACACAGTCGTATTACAAAAGATATGTGGCTTAACAGGACAAAGGATAAAAGTTTAAATGATTTTTTAGAGCCTCTTATTACTAGTGAGCCATTTAAAGACATTAATGAAAGTAAGATTGTACAAACTGTTGTAAACTGTGATACAACTTATGATACACACACTGTACATACTCACAACAATCAAGATGTAATTTTGTATTATGTGAATAATGAATGGAAAGACGGTTGGGGTGGAGAAACATTCTTTTACGATAGTCATGGAAAAGAAATAATATACACTTCTGCATATACTCCGAATAGAATGATTAGGTTTAATGGGGAACTAGTTCATAGATTTAACGGACCAAGCAGAACAGGTCCTAAATTTAGATTTTCTATTTCAACATTTATAGAAAAGGAAACACAATGAAAATTATGTTAACAGGACATAGAGGATTTATAGGAAGTACTCTATTACGCAAATTAAAAAAAGAACATAGCATAGTTGGCTTTGATTTACAAGACGGACAAGACTTGTACGATATTGAACTAAAGGAAGAATTTGACTTAATTATACATCTAGCAGGCAAAAGCGGAGTGCGTGATAGCATAGCAGATCCTGCAGGATATTGGCGTAATAACGTAGAAGTAAGCAAACGCTTATTTGCACGTTATCCTGATACTAGAGTGCTTTACGCAAGCTCTAGTAGCGTCTATGAGCCCGATTTAAACCCATATGCCGCAAGCAAGTATTGTGTAGAAGAGGCTGCAGAACGCTATCCAAATACATTAGGTATGCGTTTTCATACGGTATATTCAAGTACACCTAGACCAGGTATGTTTTTACAAAAGCTAATAGATAACGAACTTGAATATACAACAAGTCATTACAGAGATTTTATACATATTGAGGATTTATGTGATGCAATACAACTATGTATGAATAGTAAGTATTTAGGTACGATTGATATTGGGTCAGGACATCCTTTTAAGGTATCAGACTTTGCACCAAATCTTCCTGTCCGCCTAAATACACCATATGAAAGACAATGGACTTGTGCTAATATGGAAAAAATTAAGTCACTTGGCTTTAAACCTAAATATAGTGTAGAAAACTACTTGACTTCTTTAACAAATGATAATATAATAAAACTTGAAATAGGAGAAACTTTATGAAAGACATTTTACAAGACATCGTTGCACATACGCATTCACTAGGATTTTTATCGCTAGTAAAAGTTAGCAATGATGAAGGCACACAAATCGATTCAATGGCTGAAGACCGTTCAGTTATTTTAAGTGCTTCAGCAAATGCACCAGTAGCTGAATTTACAGGAACATTTGGTATGCCTAACTTAGATAAGTTAGCACTACACTTAAAAAATCCAGAGTATCAGAAAGATGCAAAGATTGATGTAGTACAAGCAGAACGCAACGGCGAAACTATTCCTACGCACATTCACTTTGAAAATGCGGCAGGTGATTTCCAAAATGATTATCGCTTTATGAACAAAGCAATTATTGAAGAAAAACTAAAAACTGTTAAGTTCAAAGGCGCACAATGGAATGTTGCATTTAATCCTAGTGTTGCTAGTATTGCACGTATGAAACTTATGAGTGCGGCACATTCAGAAGAACCTACGTTTAATGTAAAAACTGTAGATGGTAATTTAGTATTCAGCTTTGGCGATGCAAGTACACACGCAGGTGAGTTTGTATTCCAACATGGCATTGAAGGTTCATTACAACACACTTGGAGTTGGCCAGTAGCACAAACACAGGCAATACTTGGCTTAGATGGTGACTTGACTATGAGCATTTCAGATCAAGGTGCTATGATGATTTCAGTAGACAGCGGTATGGTCAAGTATGATTATATCCTGCCAGCACAGAGTAAGTAAATTGAGTGAGCACCAGCAATATTGTACAACAAAAGGCTTAGGTTGGGCTTTTCTAATCATTGCTTTTTTCATAGCAGGCGTTCCTATTTTAATGTTGATGGCAATGGTGGGATTAGAAGATTATGCCCGCTATTGTAATCTAAACATTATGCCATGTTTCGGCTTGGAGAATAAATGAACAAAAACTTAACCGCAACACAAAATGATTATGCACGTTTCTTACCTGCTCTTAGTGGGTTTTATGCTACATATGTAGGTAAACAACGTCATGATGAATATGTTGACAAAGCAAGAGTACCTAAAAACTTAACACACGGAGTTGAAGGTTTAAACTATCTTAATGCACAACAAGGTCAATTTAGTTATAAATGGAGTCTTTATTCAGCAGGACATGCTGACTTAGATATAAACAAATTTGTACCTAAAGAAGATATGGTGCGTAATCGAGATAGAGAAAATACTTGGTTACTTGGTGATTCAGGTGGATTCCAAATTGGTAAAGGTGTTTGGGAAGGCGATTGGAAAGATCCTAATTGTCCTAAAGCACAAAAGAAGCGTGACGGCGTTCTTCGTTGGATGGACGCATATATGGACTACGGAATGATACTTGATATTCCAGCATGGGTATCACGTTCCCCAGAAGGTGCAAAAGCAACAGGCATTGACAACTATCAAGATGCTGTAAATGCTACACGCATTAACAATGACTATTGGATGAAACATAGATCAGGTGCCTGTAAGTTCCTTAATGTTTTACAAGGCGAAAATCATGCTGATGCTGAAGATTGGTATCAACAAATGAAAGACTATTGTGATCCTAAGATTTATCCAGAAAATCATTTCAATGGTTGGTCAATGGGTGGTCAGAACATGTGTGATGTACATTTGGTTCTTAAACGTCTAATTGCATTGAGATTTGACGGACTACTAGAAAAAGGTATACATGATGTAATGCACTTTTTAGGAACATCAAAACTAGAGTGGGCTACACTACTAACCGACATACAACGTGCCGTAAGGAAATATCATAATGAAAACTTTGTTATCACATTTGATTGTGCTTCACCTTTCCTCGCAACCGCTAATGGACAGATCTACTGTGAACTTGAGACTCAGGACAGAACTAAATGGGTGTATCGAATGGTTCCGAGTATCGATGATAAGGCACTTGCACAAGACACAACACAGTTTGGACAAGCATTTGTAAGAGAAGGTAAACATCCTTCGTTTATGGATAGTCCAATCACAGCCGACCTCAAAGCCAAAGATATTTGCATATATGGTCCAGGTGACCTAAATAAAATAGGCAAAGAAGGTAAGACCTCATGGGATAGTTTTTCATATGCTATTATGATGGGGCATAACGTATGGATGCACATAAATGCAGTACAAGAAGCAAATAGACAATACGACAACGGAATATTTCCAGCAATGCTTGTGGAAGAGCGTTTTGACAGGTTATTTTTCCGAGATGTTGTGGACGAAATTTTCAGAACGGACGACAGGCAAAAAGCAGAACAATTAGTAGAAGAATACTCAAAGTTTTGGATGTCGATTATTGGCACACGTGGTGCTACCGGTAAGAAAACTGTTAATGCACAAACTAAATTTGGGGAGTTATTTGAATGAGTAATTTTACTGAAACACACGATAAACTTGCTACATACTTACAAGAGCTATACACGAAACATAAAGCACTTGACGAAGAAATAAAAAGAATGTATAATAAGTATGAGCAGGACGGAATAATCAACCGTAAGAAAACACATAAACTTTGGCTTAAAGATGAAATACATAGGCTTGAGGAACAACTTAAACACTTAGGATAAAAAATGCTAGTACAAGAATCATACAAGGAAGGCGATACTGTTAGTTTTAAAACCGTTGCAGGTGAAGAAATTATCGCACGTTTAATAAGCCAAACAGATACAAAAATTAAAGTTAAAAAGCCAATGGCACTTACAATGACTGAGAAGGGATTAGGACTTGTTCCTTTTACATTCACTGTAAGTCCTGACACTGAATTAGAACTTAATCGTACTACTATTGTTTTTATTGCAAAAACCGAAAAAGCAATGGCAGATCAGTATATTGAAAAAACAACTGGAATAAAGTTAACGTAATGAAAAGAACATATGACACAGGAATAGCAGATGATATTGTTTTCTTTACAGGAATTGAAGTAGAGAAAACTCCTGCACATGGTATGGATACACTATTTGTTACAGGCGTACAACCCTGTGATGTTATTCAAGATAAACTAGAAGATAGACAGCATATTTTCTTTGGTGCGAATCATTCTTTTGAACCGTTGAACGAAGAAGACTGGAATAGTTGGGAAAGAATGATAAAAGCATTTCTCACAGCAGGAAAGTTATGTTCACTTGATATTCCGATTAATTATGCAGAAGACTTCCTTGAAAGTGGACTTACAGAATATGAGAACTTTATCCCACAATTACGTATTCCGTTGCCTTACGTAAAACAGTGGAACTACAACACTATGTTGAAGATTGATGATAAAGACTTTAAGGCAACTAACCCAGGTGTTTGGTGTCATAGTTTGCACGATTTAATGGACCGAGATAAGTTCACAGACTGGTCAAAATATGGATCTGATAAAGTTGTAAAATGAATATTGTAGTTGCTGGATGTAGTTGGAGTGCAGGTTGTCCTGAACAACCTTACTCTTGGGTTGAAGCACTTGCAGAAACAATGCCTGAGCATAATTTTTTTAATTATGCATATGCCGGTAATAGTCTTTTAACAAGTTTACATTTATTACAAATAGCAAAAGAACAGGTAGACATTCATAAAGTTATCTTTCAATTAACAACGCCTACAAGATTAACTTTTGCATTAGACGTGGACAAGTTAGATGCACACCATATCCAAATAACAGACAATTATTATTCAATACCAAAAGAACTAGATATAGTTGCACTTACACCAGGTGCAATATTTGATAATATGTCCAGTGATAATGAGTTTATTGAATTTGGTAAAATGTACTACAAATATTTCAGTAATGATAGTTATACCGATATCACAGCCAAATCTTTAATTGATTTAATTAGGAAAGAATCTAATTTACAGTTTTTTCATACAATACCTAAATACAATTATCCTTTTCCAATAATGGAAGAATTGCTAGATTTTAACACTGAAGTTATTGATAATGGTAAACATTTAAGTGTACAAGGTGCTAAAAAACAAGCAGAAATAGTAAAAAAATGGCTATAAAAACATTGACAACTTACAGAAAAGAAAGTATACTTATAACACAATGGAACAAGAACGTTACTACACATATATGAAACGAAGAATGAAAGAGGAGGACGATAAAATGGCGCAAGAAAATGTTAAAACAAATGCTGATAGAAGTATTTGGGTAACCTTCCGCAAAGAAGGTGTGCATATGTATCCAGGTGCTGACAAAGATCCTAAACTAGCAACTGGTGATTGGGATGATGTAAGTTTTCTCGGAATACCACATCGTCATATCTTTCACTTCAAAGTAAGGATCCAAGTTTTTCATAACGACAGAGATATTGAATTCATCCAATTTAAACGTTGGTTAGAAAGACTATACGATGTTGAAGGAGTATTAGAGCTTAACCACAAATCATGTGAAATGATTGCTGATGATCTCTATGACGTAATTTCTTCAAAGTACCCCGGCCGCTTTGTAGAAATAGATGTAGCCGAAGATGGCGAAAATGGCTGTTCAATATATTACCCTAAACCGCAACCCCAGTAGACCAATTAAAGAGAGAAAATTAAAATGGGAATCGAATTTAATCGCGAAGCGTATACGAAAGTATTCAACGACTTGGATAAATTCCGCGACTATTGTCGCTTTGAAGGCAAAGTTTTTAACGAAAAGGCTTTGTATAATAAAGAAGACCTTAACTGGCAGGCTTACCAGAAGTGGCAAGGCTGGATGCGAGCAAAGGCTCGTAATGCAGGAAGAAAGTTTAATAATAGGAGAAGCTAATGACAATTCACATTGTAGACATTGAAGCAGTAGACACACGTTATACGAAGCAATGGAAAGAATATCTTCCTAAGCAACTTCAACGAGCTACAAATGAATCAGTAAATGTTATTAGTGGAGGAGATACGCCTCAGGCAACTACGCCTGGGGCTTTCCTTAACTTCGGAGGCACAAATGTTTATAAGTCTAACCAACTTGCTCAAATCGGTCAACTTTTCTGTGACGGACGGGTGGAAGACGGTGATTATTTTCTCTATACCGATGCCTGGAATCCTACAGTTATACAACTACGTTACATGGCAGAGCTATTGGGTGTTGATATTTGCATTGGCGGTATGTGGCATGCAGGTAGTTATGATCCACAAGATTTTTTAGGTAGGCTTATAGGCGATAAACCTTGGGTTAGGCATGCTGAACAATCTATGTATGAATGTTATGATGATAATTTTTTTGCAAGTCAATTTCATATTGATTTATTTTCTGCAAGTTTTCGTGTTGACGATAGTAAAATAAAACTTGTTGGTTGGCCTATGGAATATCTTAAAAATAGTTTAGATAGTTACAAAGGTATGCAAAAAAGAGATCTTATACTCTTTCCGCATCGTATTGCTCCTGAGAAACAAGTTGAAATATTTAGAGATCTTAAAG